AGCCTCGTTAAGTGATTTACAATACTCAACCTTTTTGTTATCTTGGGTTGTCTTGTGTTCTCCAACCTTGACACTCTGGGGTTGACTTGTTGTGGGGTTGACCCCATTTTTATTTTGAGATGGCATAAGTCTCTCCTTTCATTTGTTTGGTTTTAAAGAACCCTGCATGCCGAGGGTTCCATCTTAGGAATAGCCTTGAGTAGAAGGCTATGTAGTCGTTACTTATTTTAAAGTCTGTATCAGTTGTGGTGATGGCAGTTTCCCATCTGATACGATTAACAATTAACCATGGTGAACATTTCTTTACACCACTGTCGATTGCCTCATGCGTATATCGTGCAAACAAATCATAGACATGAGGGTTGTCTTTGTGGAATTTCCACCAGACTAATTTTCTATCCTCGTATGTCATGACTTGTTTTCCTATTATATTTTGCAAGGTCTGACTTTGTTGGATTTAACATTTTCTCAAGTTTTGTATACACATAGTCACATTCATTACATTTAGCATGAGCAACTGGACCCCAATATTCTGTTCCACATTCAGGACAATATAATTCTTTACTCATCACTAATCTCCTTTATCTTGATGGTTAATGCACCACGCTTGTTGCGTTTGATAGATAGCTTGTCGGTGTAAACCTCACGCTCATTGGGTTTGACATAAGACTTGAGTTCTTTCTTGCAGTCATCAAAACATTTTGCATAAAGATAGTTTTCTATGTATTGAGATTCACACTCACGAAAGTAATTGTCTCTACTAGCATCACGTGCCACCATATTATCTAACGTCATGTGCTGTACACCTGTTGGTAATTCGTTTGGCATCTCACCGACTGGTGGTTGTTTCTTAATTACATGGCCCCAAAAGTCTCTGAAGATGGGAAGCATACGCAACCATTCAGCCTCATCTTGTGCGACTAGCTTGCACTCCCATTGGTTACCAAAGATGACAGATAGATACATGCTTTTTAAGTCTGCAACTTTCATGTATAGCTGTATCTGTGGATAGTAGTAGGCAAGTATGTCATCAAATTTTTTGAAAGAACTTGTATGCTTGCACTCTACACCAATATGTTCGCCTTTGTTTTCTGGATCATTGATGATGCCATCAAGTGTGGCTTTGAATGGTATACCATCTATAGTTTTCTTGGCCTCATGTTGAAATCCAAGGACATGAACTCCGTACTCTTGCTCGAACCATGCTAGATTAAACTCTTCTGTGTATGTACCTAGCTGAACATTGAATAGATGAGATAGATCGGCAGGTTGTGCTTGCCCGGTCTTCTCATTATACAAGTCGTGCCAGTCACCACGCATAATCTTCACGGCATCTGATCCACCAATGAATCCAACACGCCAGTTGGGGTCACGAGATGGTTGTTTTAGATTTACTACTGTCATTTTATGTTCTCCTTTTATATAATATAGTGCATAACTGCACATATTTCTAGTAGTTTCTTATCTTTTTGTGCGTTTCTGCAACATTTCTTGCAACATTAAACGCTTTTGGTAACGCCATTCTCCGGCCTCACGAAACTCTGCGAGTGAGGGGAAGAATGTTTTGGTCCTTGAGATATGTTTGACTGCAAATAAAAATATATCTGCAGGAAAATCCTCAAGTCCTACGGCTATGAGACGTATACGCATAGCAATATCCTGTTGTGATTCCTGTGATGGCTTGACCATAACCATCATGGTCTGCAATAACTTGTCTTCCATCTGATCCAAAGGCATTGGTGTCATAGCAAAAGCCATTAGCTTATCAGCTTTGGCACGTTGATCTGCCGTTGGTTCCTCTGTTAGTTCGTAACTACGTACACTAAAATCCCGGTTTAGATTTTCCTTGAAGTTTAGAATTGACTCCATGGAAGAAAGAACCGTTTGTTCTATTTCTTTTGGTGAAGTAGTTGTTAGGCTTTGTAGTGCCTGAGATGACTTGCTCTTGGACAATGCGACCTGCATGATTACTCTCCTTGTTAGATGGTATGTTACTTATAGGTTCGGGTGTCACACTGACACTAGATAGTGGACTGTCTGTCACTTCCACAGTGTCACCCTGACACTTCACTATGGTATAGATGTTCACTTGGTTTCTCCCTTGACGTTTGCGTATCAATAATTTTTTAGATACGAGAACGTCTAGCTTTCGTATGACTGTACGCCTGCTCAGTCCAGTCAACTTGGCTATGGTTTCTATTGATGGGAATGCTTTGTTGGTATCTTTATGTGCATGATGATTGATGACCAGTAACACTAGCTTGGCTAATGGATCACCAATCTCAGCATCCAAAATACCTTGGATATTTCTGAACGACATATCTATATAATGTTCTTTGATTGTTGTTCCATTTCTTTTTCAGTTGGTACTCCAACTAATGTAGCTAATTCATCTAAAGTTTTTTGACCAGAAGATGACATACGATCATACTCCCAATATAAATCAGTTACTTTTAATTGCATTTTTTTTAGGTCGTCTAATTCTACCCATTGAATATTCATTTGGTTCTCCATAGTTTCTTGACTGTTTGTTCTGATAGAAACATGACCCATCTGGGTTCATCATTTCCACCACGCTTATAAATAACAGCATCTCTATTCACCATGGTTGTGAATGGTGAGGGGAAGCTGCTATTCTTACGGTATTTTACCTCCGCAATTATGTCTTGTCCGTTGAGGTTGATGACGAGGTCACCTTTATATTCGCCTCCCAACGCTCCACTAAGAGGCTGACGCTTTGCTTTGATCTTCCACGAGTTGAAGAGTTTGACAAAGAAGTTTTCGTGGTATGTTCCTTTTCTGCTAGCTGTGCTTGCCATGTTGATTTCTCCTTGCAACTAAAGCAGACAAAGAAAGTTCGACTGCTCTTTACTTTCGTAAAGTATCGAGAGGCAGTGCCACAGATGTCACACTTTCTCATTGTACTTTGATCTTGCACTCCAATGCTTGTACCCAGTAGAGAAGCATGTAGCCTGATGGCAGTCTTTCATATCTCTCCCACTTTCCTATTAAGCTATTGGCACACCCAATCTTATCAGCTAATGCTTCTTGTGAGATGCGTAGTTTGTTACGCTTAGATACCAGTGAGCCTACTAATTCTATCCAGTTAGGATCGACTGGCACTGGTGTTGCTCGATACTTGAACATCTCTGATTGCATTTGCAACTCGTTCTGCTGTGTCAAATCTTAAGTCCACTCCATTCATCGCCCTGTAATATGTGCTTGTAGGTATCCCGGCTACGACAAACATATCTTTGAGTCGTATATCCTTTTCAAAAGCTATATCTTGTAGCTGATTTATGTACTTGCACAACATCATGCTATCAGATATAGTGCATTTATGCACAGTTGACAAGTGGTTATTGTTATTTAATATGTGCAGTAATACTATATAGTATTCTTGGGGGATGTCTGTATGATTGCATTAATGCATAATACAGTAGATGAATTAGAGAGGAAGGCTCTCAAGGTTTGGATGCGTGGCGTCATGGCTAATCATAACATGAGTGCTTATGAATGGGCTAAAAAAGCTAACACATCACATACTAATATAACTAGATTTCTGAATCAGGATTCTAAATATATTCCTTCATCTCGTACGATAGCTAAGTTAGTTAACGTAGCAGGTTCATCTCCTCATACAGTCATCCCAACGCACATATCCTCGCGAACCATTGAGGTGTTTGACACAAAGGGGGTAAGGTTGCGTTACGTAAATGTTTATGATGTTGAAGGAAAATTGCTTGCCATGGAACTTGATCAACCAACAGGTTTTGGATTAGGTGGAATCAATAAAGGCGATACAATTCTCATTCAAGAAGATGCTGAAATTAAAGATGAAGATGTTATTATGTATGAAAGCGAACATGGTTTCTTAATTGGACAGCTTGTTGGTAAAAGTATTGTGCATAAAAGCTATGACATAAGACACGTTGCACACCTTGCTGACGTATCTGTTGTCGGCAAGGTGGTGCAGTGCATTAAGAAGTTCTAACCTTTTTTTTGTTTGGATAGTTAACATCTTCATAGTCATCAGATTGAGACTGATTATCTTGTGCTATAAATTCTTTGATTTGTGTAGCACAGGCAAAGGCATGTGATGGACCATACTCATCATTGATTTTAGCTATGGCTTGGTCATTGGTTAAGTCTTTGAGGTACTCATTGAACTTTAGTTCTACCTCTATGCACTGGTCTTTTAATCTACTCATTGAAACTCTCCATTTGATCTTTGATTATTTCATCTAAGAACTCACGTAATATCACGTTGGTTCCCGGTCCAAACACATCTCGTATGTAATATCTTGTTAGGGTATACATAGCGTTTTCTGCAGATTCTTTATCTGAAATTAATCTGCTTTGAACTTCACCTTTTTTTAAGTAATTTATTTTGATTGGGTCATTCATGTGTATACTCCTTCACTTTTTCTGCGACACCATAGTGTTCGAGCATTGGTTGCTCTTTCCATTTGTGCCAAGACTTCTTGGTTTGTTCTACAAAACTAGGTTTGTGTATTGAGGTTGCCAACTCACAAACTGCGTTTGCTATGTTGACGGCTTCACATTCATTGTCACATGACATGCCTATGAGTGAGCATAGGTACTCTTGATATGGGTCCATTGTGTTCTCCGTTGTTGTGTTGTGATTAGTCCTTACACAGCAAGACTCTTGCTGATAGGAAGCAACTCCTATTGATCTATCAAGTGTTGATTCACGTTTACGTACCTCAGACCCGATCTAACCAGTGGTACTCCTTGATGTGTAAGGTATCCCTCGAGGGAATTATGTTAGTTCTTTGACATCTTGAACGCCAATACCATCCCAACGGCTAGTCTGTATAGCCTTGGATACTTCGCTATGACGTAGTATCTCTGCTCTGTGTGGGTGGTTGGCATCTTGTGCATGTGATGACCAGTATGTCATGGCATTATACAAAGCCCATTTGTTTGAGCCTAGTTTGTTAGACTCGATACGAAACAAACCCATTAGCTTTTCTAACTTAGACTCATTGACCTTGACCTGAGTTGTGTTGGTACTACGCTTGCATATGGTAGCCTTGAGGAATGTCTCAGCTTGTAACTGACTGACAGTTTGAGTGGCATACTTCTGCCATATACCCTCGCTATCAAAGAAGCCGTTTATTGCACGATCAATCTTTGCTTGTGTACCTATTAAGCTAAAGCCTGATGTATGCTTGTTCCTATCAAACGATAATGCTTGTGGACTAGCACATCCATTGCTACACCATAGTCTGTAACCCTCGGCCTTGATCATGATAGACCAAGCACCATCATATGAGTTGGTATAGTCAACATGGAACTTGATATAGTCACCAACTTGAGGCTCGATAACTAAGTCATTGAATGCTATAGTGCCACGTAATTTGGCACCATTTTCATAGACACGCTGTGTATGTGTGAAGTCACGAGTGACTCTTTCACTATTACGTGCAGCTTGTTCCATTTTATCAACGACCTCACTATGTTTAATCATTTGATAAGCACCACCATGAGTACCAAGTACTGCACCAGTATCAGTACGAACGATAGCTTTCTGCATTGATGGTGGTACTTTGTAATTATCTTTACCAATCTGTCCATCTTTGCTGATTGCTTCTAGTTCAAGCACCTCTACCGGGAACTCATAAGGTGCCAAGTGTGTTACGATTCCATCCATTATTATCTCCTTTGTTTTAATGGTTATTTGTGACAAAATTCATTGTTTATATTTGATCTTGTATCGCCGTGTATAGAGAGTGATTCAACACCTATGATCAGGCAACTGACAAACCAAATATATCCAATTATTATGCCCATAAAAAAAGGTAGATGCAGGGGAGTACATCTACCTTGGTATAAAAAAAGGGAGCCGAAGCTCCCTATAACTTAGGCAACCTTTAAGGATGCCTGAAAGTTATTAATTGCTTTGTTGTTGTTGGATTTAGATTGCATTGCGTTCGCTTTACGTAATGCTTTTGGTACATAATCTTCTTGGCAAGATGTTTTAAGCACATCTTTGAAGAAGTTCATGATCTGCTGATGCATTTCAGCTTCTGCAAGACAAGTGGCTTGTTGTTCGAGCTTGTTGGTAAAGCCGTACTCGTCAAAGTGTGGAGCACCAATGGTCTCACCGACTTTACCCATAACAAGCTGAATCTTGCCACTTTTGATTTCTTCCCAAGTGTCACCTGCTGAAGTAGAAAGCATCTCTTCTGCTTGTGCATGGTAGTTACTAGCGTCTTTATGTTTTGTTGAGATTACCCATTGTAGTTGGTCTAGTATTGTGAGTAGTGAGTATCTCTTTGCAAACTTTGCATTTGGTCTTGTAGAGTCTTCATAATTCGCATCGAATTCTTTACTAAAGTTTTTTACTAAGTTCTTCATCTTAAGTCTCCTTTATTTAGATTATCTTTATGATAATCTTTACAAGACCATGCAGAACATGGCTTTCTGCCTACTTAGGTTAGTCGACTCCACTTCCACTTAAGACGTGTCGACTAATACAGGCAAGGGCGAGGCACTCGCAACGTTTACCCTTGCCAGTACATAAAGTTATGTTACGCATAGGGTTGCAGTTGATTAGCATAACCTAAATAAACCTTGGGAGACGAGAAGAACGTAAACAACTTTAGTAAGGCATTGATTTATCAATGGACTCGTCACAAGAGCAAATGCTAAGTGCAAGCAAAGAGAGTGTTGTGCATGAGTTGTGCATGAGTGAGAATAAGCTGAGCATTTGTGCATTGACAGGGTGACTCTGTGGCATGCATAAAAGGGGGGATTACAGGGGGGTTGTTGCATGCTACAAGAACGTAAATTGACTAAGAAACAGATGCTATTGGTGGATACACTCGTAGCAAATGGTTGTAGCATCAAAGAAGCTAGCCATCTCGCAGGATATTCACAAGGTGAAAGTGGTAGAGTCACGGCTAGCAAGACTTTGAGACTACCCCATGTGCAACAGTATATGATGTCACGGATAACAGAGACTATAGGTTTATCTGCTACGATAGCTAGTCAAAGGGTACTAGCATTGGCTAAAGGAGCCAAGTCCGAGTACGTACAGCTAGAAGCTAGTAAAGACATACTAGACAGAGCAGGCTTCAAGGCTCCTGACAAGCAAATGCATCTCCACGCAGGGGAGATTCGTGTTTCCATAGACCTCGGATAGGGGTAGGGGGGTAAAAATGTGCGACCCCGTAGGTGACAGTGGTCCCTGACAAACATTATTTGCTCTCAAGGTTCGTTTGTGCATTGAGCCTTTCTTCAACCTAATCCATAAATAAATCATGAGTACACCGGCATGGACAAGAAAAGCAGGCAAGAATCCCAAGGGTGGATTAAACGCTAAGGGTCGTGCCTCTTATAAGAAGGGTACATTAAAGGCTCCTGTTAAAAGTGGAGACAATCCAAGACGTGCATCTTTCTTAGCTAGAATGTCTGGCAACAAAGGACCTGATAGAGATTCCAAAGGAAAGCCTACAAGAAAATTATTATCTTTAAGAGCTTGGGGTGCATCAAGTTCTAGTGATGCTAAGTCAAAAGCTAGAGCAATATCAAAACGTAACAAATCAAAGAAGAGGACTACATAATGCCAATGGGTAAAGGAACATATGGAAAGACAAAAGGCAGACCACCTGCAAAGAAGACTATGTTAACGGCAGGTCAAAAGAAACTTCCTATGTCATTAAAGAAAAAAATTATGGCAAAGAAAAAGTAAATGGCTGTTAACGCTGCAGGCAATTACTCCAAACCGACTATGAGGAAAGCAATCTTTCGTAGGATAAAGGCTAGTGGTAAAGGTGGCAGACCCGGTCAATGGTCTGCAAGAAAAGCACAGATGCTTGCCAAACAATATAAAGCCAAAGGTGGGGGTTACACTTCCTGATGGATTGGATAACAGCAGACCTAGTGACAGTCTTACATGAGATGTCTTGGTTTGATGGAATCATTTATATTTTTTTAGGGTTAGGTGTTTATGCAACTGTTAAGTGGATTAATAACAAATGGCGTTAAAGAAATCACAGAGGTCACTTCGTGCGTGGACAAAACAAAAGTGGAGAACCAAGTCAGGTAAACCTAGTACACAAGGGAGTAAGGCTACTGGCGAACGTTACTTACCTGAGAAAGCAATTAAGGCTCTTAGTTCCAGTGAGTACGCCAAGACTACGGCTGCTAAACGCAGAGCAGTTGCACGAGGTAAACAAGTATCTAAACAGCCCAAAAAGATTGCAAGCAAAACGAGAGGCTTTCGCTCTTACTCATAGGATAAAAGATGAGGATACACAGATTAACAAAAGAAGATAGAGACATACTTCGCATTGTTGTAAAGCAGGTTCATTTAAAACATTACCCTGATCAGTTCTGCACGAACTATGAAGCGGATAAAATGATTGCCAGTATATCACCAAGTATAGTTGAGAAGTTAACCAAGGTTGGTAGGGATATGAAAGTTGACCAACTTTAAATACAAACCTGATGGGGAAGTCGCTAAGGCTTTTTTAAAAGATGAAATATTTTTTAGAGGCATTAGAGGTCCAGTGGGGTCAGGTAAATCAGTGGCTTGTTGTGTTGAAGTGTTCAGACGAGCCTTAATGCAGGAGAAATCACCAGATGGCAAACGCAAAAGTAGGTGGGCGATTATCAGAAACACCAATCCTCAGCTTCGTACTACCACGATTAAGACTTGGTTGGACTGGTTTCCAGAAGAAACTTGGGGTAGGTTTTCTTGGTCAGTTCCATATACGCACAAAATATCCAAGAATGATTTGG